AAAACTCCAAGTAAAAATCTATCGAAGTATTATTTAGGAGATGAAGAAGTTGATTTTGATAAATTAGGTGATTTAGATGAAAAGAAGAAATCTAAAAATAATAAAAGTAAATTATATTTAGAATTATAATATTTTTTTTATAAATAACGTTTTCCGTTAACTGAGTTAGCAGATACATGATTAATATCAGATTTATCAATAGAAACTAAATTAATATCAGAAGTATTAATAGATGAAGAATCAGCAACAAATGCAGATCTAGATACAGATGTATCACTATTAATTACAAATTTTTGAGATACATCAGAGGTTGTATTTGAAAATCCATATGCTTCAATAGAAGATCCAGTTTGTGAATCCATTTTATTATTTTTACTTTTTTTACTGTAATCAGATAATGATAACATTTCATCTAAATCACTAGTAGATGTAGAACTAGAACTAGATGTAGAGCTAGAACTATCATCATCAAAATCTTTACTAGAAGATAAAGATAAAGAACCACCATCTTGATTACCACCTTCCATAATTTTTTTATAAAGTTCGGTAGAGATAAAAGGGGATGATGTAGCGGAGTCAGGAGCATCTTCTTCATTTTCCATTTGAGAAGTTTCACTTTCATTTTCATTTAGTTCTGTTTCTTTCCATCCTAATGATTCAACGGTATCAACGCCTTCTGTATCTCTCCAACCTAATGATTCAATAGTATCAATAAGTGATGCAATATCACCAGATTCAGGTTTATCATCAGTAGGTGCAGCAGTATCTTTCCATCCTAAAGATTCTACAGTATCAAAAGGTACATCAGTATCTTTCCATCCTAATGATTCAACAGAATTAATTTCAGTATCAATTTTAGATTCAATTTTATTAAAGCTATTACCCATAAGTATATATATATATTTTAGAAAATAATTTTAAATATATTTATAAATAAAAATAGAAGAAACTATATTTTTATTTATAAAATATATATATGATAATACATGTGGCAGGTCCAACTGGTAGTGGAAAAACTACTATAGGTATGTATGTAATAGAAAAATATCCTAATATTTTAGTTAAAGATTTGGATGATATACATAAAGATTTACCAATATTATTTAAAAATGAATTTAAAAAACTAGAAAAGGATTTTTTCTATGAAAAGTATTTTCCTATAGGTATAAAAAACTATATAAATAAAAATAAAAATAGGACAATTTTATTTGTTGGATTTAATGGTACCACAAGAAATAATGAAATAAAATATGTTGATATTCCTGGAAAACATAAATTTTATATAGATGTTCCAGAGGAGGAGATATTAAAGAGAAGATTTTATAGACAGATAGATAGATATTATAATAATAAGGAGTTTTATTTTAATAAGACATTAAATGAGAAGCCATTATCAATAGATTTTGAAAAGTGGAGAGAGAAAATAAATTCAAATGATTTATCTTATTATAGGAAGAGGAAGTATTTATTTTTAAATAATAAAGAAATTATTTTACATTTAGAGAGGATATTTAATAAATAATTTATATATATATTTTTATAAAAATTATTTAGTATATTATATGAGAGAAACTATATTAATTATTATATTTTTGTCGATAATGTGTTTATTCATAATAATACATAGGAATGAAGTTTCATTTGAGGAGACTTATTCAGGGGAAGAATATATAGTAAGAAATTTGGATGATAAAAAGGAAGCAGCAGAGAAAATAGATGAGATGAAGAGAAGATTAAAAAAATTAATTTATTATATAGATGATTTATGTAAGAAAGATAGTAGTAACAAGAAATTAAAATTTATAGAGGAGTATAATAATAATATATTAAGAAAATTTGACAATATAATATTTAGAGAGAATACAGAAAATTCTAAATTTACTAGTTATTCAATAAATAAGGGAGAGGAGATAGTATTTTGTTTAAGATCAAGTGTGGATGGAAAATTGCATGATATAAATGAGTTAATGTATGTAGCGATTCATGAGTTAGCTCATGTAGGATGTCCAGAGATAGGGCATACACCTTTATTTAAAAATATTAATATAGAGTTATTAAAACATGGAGTAAATTGTAATGTTTATATGTATAAGGATTATAATATGAATCCTGAGGAGTATTGTGGTATTGAGTTAAATAATAATATTTTAAATTAAATTATATGTATTATATATATGAAAAATCCTGTTAAATTAATATATAAATATAAAAATCTAAATAGAAGGGTTCAATATCAGTTATTTGTATTTGTTGGATTTAATATTCCTGAGAATATTAAGAAAATATTATTAAAAATAGAAAAATTAAATTTTTATGACAGTATAATAAAATTAGAGATGAAGGAGATTGAGTCATTAACTAAATATTATGATAACAATTGGTATAAAAAACTATTTACTAATGAACATTTACTCCAAACAATAATTATTATAGATAAATCAGAAAAAATTAAAAATGATTTAAAAAAAAAAATGGGAGAAAAATGGTTAGACAATTTTTTAAAAAAAGAAATGGTTAGCGATAAAATTATGTATAATTATGAATATCTTTATAAAAAAGAAATTACAGAAAAAAATAAAAAATTATCTCAAAATAAAATTCAAAAAGGTGGTGCTGATGATGAAAATGAACCTTATGATGATGAAGAGTTATTAGATAATAATATTATAGATGAGAATTTAACATATGATGATAATGATGAGTATGATTTAGAAGAATTAGAAAATTTATATAGAAATGATGATATTGATACAGATGCAGAGAATACGAAAAAATTAATAAATGAGATAGTAATAGACACAAAAAAAACTTATAATAATTTAATAAATTTTCCAAATGACAAGGATAATTTAATGTATGATGATAGTTTGAACAATTTATTTGTGAAAAACTATGTATTTAGTCAATATATATTTGAGGATGATACAATAAAAAAGATAAAGGAGAAAATTTGTGCAGCGATAAAGTTAAATAGTATATTTTGTAAAAATAATTGTTATTTAATACCGAGTAGTATATATTTATGGACAAAATATAGTTATATTGATCATATAGATAGAAATTTAAGAACGGATAAAATTATGTTGGGTCAAAAATGGTTAAAAAAGAATAGTTTATTAAATATAAGTATTGAGCCAAATGATAATTTAAAAATCTATGAGGATTTAAGAGGTGATTTATTATATTTAAAACAAGATTTCAAAAAGATAGGTTCAAGAATTAAAAGAGAGGAGGATGAGTTTAAATTATTAGAGGATTATGAAAAATATATTGAAAATAATGAGATTTACATGATAGATATTTATAATGATTTAGGGTTAAATTATGAGTTAGAAGAGAATAAGATAAAGAATTTATTTGATATTTATATAAGAATTTATTATAGTCATATAAATTCAGATAGTTTTAAACAAATATTAAATTTTTTAAATACAAATAATAGTAATCTTAAGAAGGATGAGATAAGTTTAATGAATAGTGTATTTACAACAATTAATAATGATTTAATAATAGAAAATGAGATAATAAAAACATTAGAGAATATAGACTTAAAAAAAAGTAATATTTTTAAAAATAATTATATAACTCATACTGTAATTCATAGTTATATTATACATACGAATATTTTTAATTTTGACTATTTAGATTTACATAGAATTTGGGATAATTTCGAAACTTCAGAAGATTATCCATTTGTTCAATATCAATTACATGATGGAAAATTCTTATATAAATTTTATACTAAAACACAAGAGAAAGATGAAAATGCGATAAAAGCTAAATGGTTTGAGAATAGTCCTTATGGTGTATCATTTAAAGTAAGAACAAATCAAAAAGGAGGTTCATTAAATAAATATTTAGCAATTAATTTATTTGAAACTGGTAGATTAGAATATAAAATTCAGTGGAAGGAGGATGATTTAGCTACGTTTGATGATATACAAGAAACTTATACATATATTATAAATATTATAAAAAAAATTAATTCAGAAAATATAAAAATGAAATTAGAGATACCAAAAGAGGAAGATTTTAGTTATGCATTTATTAATTCAATTCAAAAAGTTGAATTTGAGGGTACAAAAACAATTAATCATAATGATTTATCAGATTTTTGTAGAAATTTTTATCCTTTTGTATCTTTAGTAATTGAACCTAGAAAAAGAACATCAGACAGTGGAAAAATAAGTACAACAAGTAAATATGGTACATATTTAAGATATAAAAGAGTAAGTAAATTTGAAAATGAAGCTAAAGTGAAACATAGAATTATTCATTTCATAAAGAATTATGAGTATACTGAAATTTCATTAATAAAAGAAATAGCTAAACAATTTAATTTATCTGAGAAAAAGTCAGCAGAATTAATAGAGGAAGTTAAAACAGAACATCCTGTGATAAAAAAATCAAGAAAAGAATTGAAGAAATTAGAAAGTGCTCCAAAGAATAATCATCCAGGTATAGATGTTAATATTCAAGGAAGATCAAGATTAAATTATAAAATAAGAATTTCAGGAGCAAGAAATAAGAATCAACTAAATAGAATAGTAACATTTATGAATAAATTAATTTATCTTTATATTGAGACTTATCTTAATAAGAATAAACAATATTCTAATTTAAAAGATAAATTAAAAAGTTTAACTAATATAGCAAAGAGAAGAAATAAAGTAGAAGATGTTATTATGGTAGAGGATAAAGTAATAAAAGATGTCAAAAAGTTAACTAAATTTGATTCAGACAGATTAGGATATAGGCCAGATAAAGGTGAGAGTCATTGGACTAGATCGTGTCAGAATAGTGGAAAAAAGAAGAGGCAACCGAAGCAGCATTTTTTCAGTTCAATAAATGAGATGTTACAGAAGGGGTATAAGTATAATGATAAAACAAAATATTATGAGAGGAAGGTAAAGGATGGTAAAAAGGAGGTAGTATTAAGAGCTGCTGAGTTATTTAATTCAAAAGACAAGGGTAATAATTTGTATTATGTATGTGATCCGGAGGAGAATGGTGAGTATATGCATGTCGGATTTTTACAAAGGAGTAAAAATCCGAATGATTTGTGTATGCCGTGTTGTTTTAAGAAGGATCCATTAGATTCAACAAATAAGTCAAAAAAGGATTATTATTTAAAATGTATGAATAAAATAGATGTAATAGAGGATGTAAAAAAGAATATTAAAACCGATAAAATTTATATATTACAAGATACAAATAAAATTCAGGAAGGTAGATTTAGTTTTTTACCGGATATATTAGATAAATTTTTAAATAAGGTGGAGGATAATAATAATGTGCAGATTAAAAATCATTATTTGATAAAAACATTACCAAGTTATTATTTTAAATTGGGTGTAAAAATATCAAATTATCAATTTTTAGAATGTATTTCTTCAATTTATGATAAATCAGTGAAGGATATAATTGAAATAGTAATAAATAATATTAATGACAATATTTTTATTAGTTTAAATTCAGGTGAATTAAAATTAGTTTTTGAAAATATAGATAATTATAAAAGATATTTAAAAGAGTACACTAATATAGAATTCAATTATATATATGATATTATATCAAAACCAGGTATTTTAACAAAAAATGGAATAAATTATTATATTTTTGAAAAAAATGTAGAAGTTAAAAAAAATACATTTGAAAAGAAGGAATATATAGATAATTTCATTTTGTTATGTAATAATCAAGATGATAATATTTTTAAAAAAGATATTGAAAGAGATAATTTAATAATATTGAAAGATAAAAAAATATATTATCCGATATTTTTAATTGAAAAGAAGAATGATAAAACAGATGCGAATTTAAAAAAAATATTTAAAATGGACGATTCAGTAATAAAAAAAAGTATTAAATTTAATGATTTAACATGTAGTATTAATTTTGGAGATTTAACTAATAAAAATATACTTTTTAGTTGTAAATATATAAACTATCTTCTTAGAAATACTAAATTTAAGATAACAACACAAATTATTGATAATAAATTTAAATGTAGATATATAGTAATTAATAATAATATTTTATTACCAACTTTTCCTTCAGGAACATTACATGATATTAAGATAGAATTATCTATTGATAAATACTTAAAAAATATCGATGAAACTGTAAACAATTTATTAATGATCAATAATGAAGTAAAATTAAATTTAATTCCAATAGGATTTTTATATTCAAATTTTAATAATGATAAATTTAACTTTGTTGCATTTTTATTTGATGATGAAATTGAATTAAGAGTAAAAAATGAATTTATTTCTGAAAATAAAATTAAAGAAATTTCTAAGAAATTTAATAAAGAAATATTTATTAAAAAAAATATTTCTGAAGAAGAAATAATTAATAAATTTATTATTAATAACAATTTTGAAATAGATGACAGAATTAAAAATATTAAAAAAAAGATGTTTGAAAATGAAAGTTATGAACTTTTTAGATTAGAATTTAGTAATTTTATTAATCAAAATAATAATATAAAAGATAAAATAATTAAAATAATTGATTCTAATAAATTAAATAAAAATGAGAAAAATAAACAAATTCAAAAAATAATTTACAAAAATATAAGTAAAGACATTTATGATAAATTACTAATAGGTGGAGATAACAAATTTGTTAACATTAGTGATAATAATATAAATTTTAATGAATATAATTTAAATAATAAAAGACATTTATGTAGTATTCATCAGAATAAGGATGATTGTAATTCAAATTATCATTGTAAATTTGTATCAAATAAATGTTTATTTAAATTATCAACAAAGAAAACAATAAATTTCGTATCAAAGATCATAGACGAGTTATTATCAGATGAGATGAAATCGAAAGAGTTGTTAAAGGAGGACAATTATTTTATAAGTGACATTGTGGATCAGAATAATTATATTATAAGGAAGAATGAGAAAATAATCAAAAGTAATAATCCGGATATAGAGAAGATATTAACTCAATATTTTGGTAATATTCCATTTTCCAAGAATAAGAGGGGTATTTTTAAGAATATAAAGACATTAAATGAAAATATATTAGAAAATCCAATGGAGGAGATAGGAGATTATAAAATTCAAAATATAATAATGAATAATTACAGTATTATTAGAGCATTTGTAAATTCATATTATTGGAAGAATAATTATTTAAAAACAGATGAGTTAAGAAATTTAAAATTTTACAGTGAGTTACAAACAAATTTAACTAATTATTTCATAGGAAAAATTATAGATTTTATAAATAATAATACAAATAAAGAATATCTGCAAAATACATTTAGTTATTTAAATTTTAGTAATTTTGATTCAATAATAAACGATATGAATAATTTATTATTTAATGGAAGAATTATATTATGTATTTTATCTAAAATATTGAGTGAAACTATAATTATTTATGATAATTACTTTAAGGTAATTTATATTTGTAAAGATGGTAAAATAATATATGATATTAAATATAACATTATTATTGATTATAAAAGTATTGTTAAAGAAAAAAATCAATTAGCAATTTTATTTGAATATAATTTTAACTCTAATAATATTAATAAAATTAAATCTATTTATTTTTAAACCTTATTATATTTATTTCCTTATATTTATTAATGGGTAAAATATCCAAAAATAAAATCTTAGTTGAGCTAATTAATAATCAAAATGACGATATAGATAATGATAAAAAACTTGATGTAAAAAGTTTACAAAGAATTAGTAGAAATGTAGAAACTAGTTTATTTGGTAATGATTGTGTTTTTTGGCAAGGTTATATAACTTATATTCAAAGTACTGATGTTCATTATATCAATTTCTTTTTTAATGGTAAAAAACACGCTTTACATAGATTATTATATTTAAATTTTATTGGTAATTTAAAAAAGAATGAATACTTAAAATATAAATGTGATAATAAAGGAAAATGTTGTAATATTAATCATATCTTAAAAATTAATTCTAAAAAAAGTTTAGAAAAAGATATTATAGAAAAAAAAGAAAAAGTAGAAAATAAAAATAGTATAGAATTAGTTAAAGATAATCAAAATAATGATAAATTAATTATTATTTTTTAATTATATAATATATATTATATTATATAATGAATAAAGAAAAATATATGAATTTTCTTGATAACTATACAAAAGATTCAATTTCTTCTGACATTGATACAATATTAAAAGGTGGCGAACCAATAAATTTATTTCCTGACTTTATTGAAAATAAAGAAATAGATAATAATTCCAGAGCCTTTCTTTCAAATAATTCAAATAATGAATCAATTATAAATACAGATTTTTTAAATAATTTTTATTTTCCTAAAGATAAAAGCTCTGAAATATCTGTAACAAAAACATATAGTAATAATAATATATCTGAGAATAATAACGAAACAAAATTAACAAAAACTAATACGATGAATGAATCATCTAATACTGATGAAAAAAAATCAAATGATGATGATACATCTAACAATGTTATTGAATCATCTAATATAGATGAAAAACAATCAATAAGTAATTTATCAGAAACATCAACAAATTTAAGTAGTAATTCAGAAATCCAGCAGAGTTTAAAAGTAGGAGGGGATGTAAATTCAGAAACCTCAATTTCAATTGATTTACCAAGTGAAATAGGAATAGAGAGTATAAAAGAAGAATTAGATACAGAAATTTCAATTGATTTACCAAGTGAGATTGAGATTGAGAGTATTAAAGATTATCAGGAGGGTGGTGAGATAGATAGTGAAATATCAATTGATTTACCTAGTGAGATAGAGATTGAGAGTATAAAAAATGATGAAGAGAGCAATAATGACAGTGAAATATCAATTGATTTACCAAGTGAGATAGAGATTGAGAGTATTACAAATAATCAAACTGGTGGTAATGACACAGAAATTTCGATTGATTTACCAAGTGAGATAGAGATTGAGAGTATTACAAATAATCAAACTGGTGATAATGACACAGAAATTTCGATTGATTTACCAAGTGAGATAGAGATTGAGAGTATAACAAATGATAAAGTTAATATTGATACAGAAATTTCAATTGATTTACCTAGTGAAATTGAGATTGAGAGTATTACAAAAGGACAAGAAGGGGGTGATATTGATAGTGAAATTTCAATTGATTTACCTAGTGAGATAGAAATTGAAAGTATAACAAAAAATATTGATAGTGAAATTTCAATTGATTTACCTAGTGAAATCGAGATTGAAAGTATTACAAATGTTCAAAATGGAGGTAATGTTATTACTAATGATACAGAAATTTCAATTGATTTACCTAGTGAAATCGAGATTGAAAGTATTACAAATGTTCAAATGGGAGGTAATGTTATTACTAATGATACAGAAATTTCAATTGATTTACCAAGTGAGATAGAAATTGAGAGTATTACAAAAAAAAATGTAGATAATATTGATAGTGAAATATCAATTGATTTACCAACCGAGATAGAAATTGAAAGTATTACAAAAAATGTAGATACAGAGATTTCAATTGATTTACCTAGTGAAATAGAAATTGAGAGTATTACAAAGAATCAAACTGGTGGTGATAGTGTTAACAAAGCTACAACTAATGATACAGAAATTTCAATTGATTTACCTAGTGAAATAGAAATTGAAAGTATTACAAATAATGTTGATACAGAAGTTTCTATAGATTTACCAAGCGAAATTGAAATTGAAAGTATTACAAAAAATCAAATTGGTAGCAGTAGCAATAACGAAAACAAAGCTTCTATTAATAATATTGATACAGAAATTTCAATTGACTTACCAAGTGAAATTGAAATAGAAAGTGTTACAAATATAAAAAGCAATAATGACATTTTTATCAAAAATAAATATGAAAATATTTATTCTAGAAATGTAAGTCCTTATACTGAAAATTTATAATTTTTTATATATATATATTATATATATGAATAATATTATTAAAAATTCTTTAGAGTATTATGATTCAAAATATAATAATCTAATTAAAAAACTTAAAATTGAAAAAAATGAACATATAATTAAAAAAGATAATAATTTTGACTTAAAAGAAAATATTTTTATTATAAAAGATATAAATAATAATAATAAATTTAAATCTAATTATGAAATATTATGTAGCTGGGATGAAGCAAATAAAATTATCACATGGGCATGGGCATTACCTGATATTAATAAAAATAAAATGTACATCTCTAAAAATTTATTAAATTATGGGTTAGATTTAAATGATGATAATTTACTTGAATTAAAAAATATTTTAATTAATTCAAAAGTTAAAATTGAAAATAATATTTCACTAGATATATTAATGATGATATTCCTATTCTTATCAAAAAAAGATGCATTTTTAATAGTTGATAATTTAGTATATATTTTTTATGATATTAAAAATTAATTTATTACAAATGGATTATATCTTGGTCTATCAAAATCATTCATAAATAATATGAATTTACCTACACTACTATCGAGAAACTCTATATCAATCTCGTCTTTATCATATAATTCTTTATCTCCTCTTACTTTAATTGGAATCTTTACTGAACTACCTCCAGTTGGATCTGATGTTATACCATAATATTCATACTGATTACTTCCTGGATAAATTTGTCTACCAAATAATTTTACAATTTTATCATCTTCTCTTCTAATTAAATTACCATAATAATGATAATTATCTGGATATCCTCTTGTAGGTACCTCAAATATATAATCCTTAGCTGCTGAAGGATAAATATGTCTAGGTAATCTTCTATTAGGAGGTTTTAGTGGATTTTCTAAAGCGTCTTCGTCACGTTGATCAATTTTATCATTAACTAATTCAGATGTGGGTAAATTATATTTATTAGATACGATAGTATCATTATTATTATTAATATTATTATCATTAGAATTTAATTTTTGTAGATTATTTTGGTCAATTTTTAAATTTGCGAATACAATAATAATTGTAAAAGAAATAAGAATGAATATTAAGAATAAATTTTGGTTAAAGCAAATTTGTTGCATATATATTAAATAAACAAAATAAATTTGATATAAGGTTAATTAATTAATTATATTTATATATTATTATAAAAATAATATATAAATAAATATAAATGATAGAGGTTTTTAGTCATATAGTTGGATTAAATGATGAATTAAAGGATTTTTTTGTAGAAAATGTGTCATCATTAGAGTTTAATATAATAGATTTAGACAAGATAACAGAGAGTATATTAAATGAAAAAGGGATGAATGAAATTTATGATGAGTTAGATAAAAATCCCAAAAAGAGTAAAGATATAGAGAAGAAGATGTGTAATTATTGGAGAGAGAATTTTTATTCAAAATTAGGAAAGTTAGTAGATAATAATAAGAGTAAAGTTATTTTATTAGGTTTAAGTAACTTTTTTAAAAATAATAGAATAAATATTAAGATAGAAACTAATTTAAAATTTTTCGTAAAAGTAAATTTAATAAAAAATGCTAAAAATATTGTAGAAAATAATTTAGATAATCATAGAAAAGAAATAATTGATGGATTATTTCCATTAGATTATTTAAATATTGATTTTTTAATTAAAAAAAGGGAAGATTTACTAAATATTTATACTAAATTAGGATATGAAGAAAAAATGATTAATAATATAATTAAAATTATTAAAAACAATTATGATAATTATATTGATAAAGATTTATATTTTGGATCTGTTGATAAATATAATAAATTAATTAAAAATAAAACAATAAATGCATTCACAGCTCCTTGGTTAGCAGTGTTATCATCAATTAATAATAAACATTTAAAAGGAGGTTTCAAAAAAGGGGTTGGTTTTGTAAGAGAAAGTAAAAAAGGAGAAATAGAAAATTTAAATAGAGAATGTTATTTATATAAAGTAGATAAAAAAAATTTTTATAAAAGTCAAGACGGTATGGGTATGAAATTTATATCAAATAAGAATGTTAAAATAGAAGAAAATTATTATATAGAGAATATATTAAATTATTTTAAAGATAATGATGTACGTATTAATTAAAATTAATTAATATAAGTAAATATATGTCAGATAAAGTAGAGTTAATTTTTATAAATGAGAATGATTCGAAAGATAAATTTAATTTAGTTTTAAAAGATGAAAGTAATTATACAAAAGATGAAACAGATATTTGTAAATTAAAATCTAATTATGTAGATTTTGAAAAAAGTATAGAAAAATTAAAAAAATTTTGTGAATTAAAAGAGGTAGATATGAGTAATTTTATGGAAGAGGTAGTTAAATTTATAGAATTAGATGATTTGCATATAGGTGATATGAAAGATTGTTATACTAATAGTACAAATATGTATCAAATAATGTTTAAAATTGTAACACAATTTGATAATATAAATGAGTTACCGATGAATATGTTAGCTTCATTTATTAGTTATGATAAGGGATTATTATATAATAAATGTGTATTAATGAACACATTTGTATCAAATGATGGATTAAATGATAAATTAGAGAATTGTAATTTCAATTCTTTAATAAATATGATTTTGAATATAGAATATCATAGTTGTGTATATGTAGATGAGGATAGTAATTTTAAACAAATTTTAATTAATAATAAGAATGAAATAGTAGATCCTCATAATAAATTTAGAAAAGATTTAAATATGAAACAGTTATTATTAGAGGAAGATAGTGAAATATTAGAAAAAAATTATTTAAATTTTGAGTTAGTATTTGTTTTTAAGAGAAAGGAGGATGACAAATTAAATGAACCAGTTAGTAGATTATTACATGGTTTAGTAAAGGGTGATTGTATAATTTATAGTAAAGGATTACGATCTTTCAATGATTTATTAGTAAACGATGTTTTAAATTTACTAAAGGTTTGGAATAAATTTACAATAATAGAGAGTGATTTTGAAAAATTAAATAATAAAGAGAAAAATAAGTATCATTTATTAAATGATAGATTAGAATTGTAATACGTTAAATTTAAATATTAAATAAATATTTAAATATATGGATAATATGTCTACAAATATAAATGAGTTAAACGAAATAGATATTCAAAAATTAACATCTAATATTCATAAAGAAATTGAATTAGGTAAGACTGATGATTACATCAATGCTGAAAGATTAAGTAATTTACAACAAATTCAGATGCAACAGTTACAACAATT